CACCGGCGACATCTCGGTGATGCCCTTGATGATCTCCTTCACGTACTCTGGCGGCGCAAGATAGCCGCCGGTCGTGTCGTTCTGGATCGATAGCGACTTGCACTCCGCTTCCACGTCGGCCAGCACCTTGCGATGCTCGTCGGAGAGAGGCGTCCCTCCCATCGAGGACAGTACCGCCGCACGCGCCCAGGTCGCATGGGTCGTCTTGCGCTGCAGGGTGAGGTCTTCACCGCCGGCCAGGGGACGCTTGAGCTTCAGTTCCAGCTTGTCGATGGTCTCGCGAAGCTCCTGCTCGCGCTCGATCGCGGCCTTCGCCTCCCGTTCGATGGCGACCAGCTTCTGGTTCACCTCCTCGGTGCGGGCAAGATCGGCCTCGATCTTGTTGAGCTTTTCCAAGGTCAGCGGATCGGCCGTCCCCTTCTTCTCGATCTCCGCCAGGCGCTGGTCGTTGGCCTTCTTGAAGGCCTCGAAGCCGGTCATCAGCGGGTCGACGACCTTCTTGACCTCGGCGGCGAGGCTGAGGCCGCCCTCGTCCTTGCGCTCCAGGCGGCGCGGATTGGCGATATGCATTGTCTATCCTTCGATCACGGGGAGAAAATGCCGGTGGCGCGGCTACGCAGTGCCTCCAGCTCCTTCGCCGTCCCGCCCTCGTCCCGAGGGGTCGGATTGGCTTTGAAGCCGCCGCTGGCAATTGCCTTGGCGGCGGCGATCGAGAAGCCGCCTGCATCCCGCAGGAAGTTCTCGAAGTCTCGAATGGTCTTGATCGTCTTCGCTGCCTTGGCGTCCTCGATCCCAGCCTGGTCGTTCATGCCCCACAGCACGGGGCCGACCTCGTACAGGTCGAGCTTGCCGATCGAGCGATAGGTCTCGCCAGCCAGCTTGCCGTAGGAACTCTCCACGACCGAGTAGGTGATCGACATGGCGTCGATCGCCTTGGCCATCATGCCTTCGTGCAGGGTGCGGCCACGGTCGGTATCGAGGGCGATGAGCTGGCCCTCGACCTTCAGGCCGTGCTCATCCTCCTCCATCCCGGTCCAGTAGCCGATCGGCAGGAGGTCCTCCGAGGACATGCCGAGGCCGTGATGCCACAGCATCTTAGGCATCTTGCCCTTGACCTTCCACTCGGCCAGCGTGTCGGCGAAGGCGCCCTTCACGATCATGTCGCCGCCGTCGTCGATGTTGCCGAACACGGCGCCATAGCCGGAGAACGAGCCCGGCTTCGTGTCGCTCGCGAACTTCAGATCGAAGGGCCGCGTGGTGCGCAGCATGTCAGTTGTCTCCCGGCGGATGCGGCGCGGAACGTTCGCCCTGCATGCTCATGTTGAGGGGCAGCAGTGGCTCTCCCAGTCCCTCGATCGGATTCAAGTCTTCAAGCCGACGCGCCTCGTTGCGAGTCAGCCAACCATTGGTGATGCCGCTGGCATAAAAGGTGGCACGGGCGGCGTTGTCGCCGCGCAACAGGCCCTGCATCGAGAACTTCGCCACGACATCGTCCTCGTCCGGGAAGAGGTCGCGGGCGAGCGACTGCTCCCAGTTCTCGATCCACGGGTTCAGTGTGTGGATCACATGCGCGAGAAAGAAGGACTCCGCCGAGGCGAAGGTCGCCGTCTTGTCGGCGTAACCCACCATCTGGGGAAACACCTTCAGGTCGCGGCAGATCTCCTCGATCTGGAAACGCCGTGTGTCGAGATGCTCGGCGTCGACCCCCTTCATCGCAAGCGGAGTCCAGCTGCTGTCCATGTCGAGGACGGCCGTCTTGAATCTGTTGGCAAGTCCGCCCTGATACTGCGCCCAGGATTCCTTCAAGCGGGCCCGGGCGGCATCGTCCAATGAGCCCTTCACCGAAAGGACGCCGCCAGGCTGCGTGCCGTTGGCGTGCAGCGCCGCGTGCGTCTCTTCCGTCGCGATCGCCAAGCCTACCGCCTCGCGCGCGACCTGCAGGGCGTCGAGGCCGGCCGCGCCGGTCCAGCTCGGGCCCCGGAGATGGAGCACATCCTCGCGTGGCAGGACCGTCGACTGACCGTTTAGGCCGGTCAGCCGATAGGTCAGCGTGTAGTCGCGGGCCTGCTCGATCGCGTAGCTGCCGGGCACCAGCGGGATCAGTTCACGCGGCACGCCACGGATACGGCCAATATAGGCGCAGCCGTTCCCGAGCAGCGCGGCATGGAACATCATGACCTGCCGGAACTCGAAGGAGGTCATCCACTCGTTCGGACGCCGCGACAGCAGCCGGTAGGCCGGATGGTCCTTTGCCAGTTCCTTCGAGCCGTCGGCCTTCTCCCGATAGACCTTCAACGGCACTTGCGCGATACCGTCGGCCAGCACGCGCAGGCAGGCGAACACCGTCGAGACCCTGAGCGCGCTGTCGACATTGACCGACACGCCGGCGCGCGAGTTCTGCTGGCCGAATAGCCCTGCCCAGCTGAGGCTCCCCGCGTCGGTCGCTTTCGTCTCCCGGCGCCTGAGACCGGACGCCAGGGAACCGAATAAACCTACCATCAGCCCGCCGCGCGATTGCCGAGCGCGATCAGCAGGGTGCCGACGATCAGCAGCAAGCCCGCGGTGATGAACCCGGCCGGCGGGTAGATCATCCAGGCCCCGTAGGAGACAAGGGCGACGCCGCAGAGGCCTGCGAGATCGCGGACAAGACCGGGCACCGCTCCCGCGATTGTGCGCAGGGCGGCGACGAGTGGCTTCATCATGCTTTCCCCTAGAGAACGAGCATCTCGCCCGAACCGAGATAAGACCGGCCGACAGGTTTCGGGTTCATCGCCATCAGAGCGACCGCATTGAAGGCCGCCATCAGCGGGTCGATCTTGGCGCTCCCGGAGGCCTGCTTGGTAATGGCGATCGCATTGCCCCTGGGTTCGACCTTCGCATTGCCCACCGCCCAAGCCATGAGGCCGCTGCCGCCGTGCCTCAGCGTTCCGTCCGCAAGTTTCCGCTCCGCCGTCTTGATCGCCCCGGTGAGCTTCCAGCCTTGCGTGATGCCGACAACCCGGTCGTTGCCCGCGATTCCAACCTCGGCCAGGGCGTCGATGATGGCGCCGACACCGAACGGATCGAGGCCGATCGAACCCAGCTTGCCACTGTCGTCGACATGCTCGACCAAGGTCGCAATCTCGGCGATGTCCTCACCGAGGTTGGCCACGATCCGCAGCTCGCCAGCGGTCTCGAAATCCCGCAGCACTGAGGCCTCGCCCTTGCGCCGCTCCAGTACGGAGCGGTGCGCCCATGCTCTCGACCACAGAAGCCAGTGCCTAGTGAGCCTGTCGCGTCCCAGCACCGCAAGGCCCAGCAGATCGTCCAGCCCGCCGCCGTCAATGCCGATCACCACCACCTCGCTCTGCTCGAGCAGAGCGTCCAGGGTGAGGCTCGTATCGGCGGCCCGCTGCCAATGATCGGCGCCAACCCAGCGATCGGACCGCAGGGCCAGGCCGATCTCGATGTTGAGATGCTGGGACGCCCAGCGGATGATCTCGCCCTGGCCCTTGACCTTGGCCTGGGCCCAGTCATCCTCCAGCCGCTTGATCGTGACCGACCGATCGCGGTTCGGCGTGACCATCCACCACTTGCTGGAATCCTGCCACGCGGGCGGATCAGCGGGGTCGTTGGCGATGTCCTCCGGGAACTCATAGAGCACCGGCAGCATCGCGCCCTGCGTCCGGCCGTCCCGGATCGCACGCGCCACCATCAACTCGGCCCGAAACGCTCCGCGCGGCGGCTCGTCCGACTGGGTGGTGATGAAGACCAGGAAGCCTTCCGGGTTGGGCAGAAGGCCACCCCGCAGCTGGCCGATGATGCGCTCGGCCGCCGATACCTTTGCGATCTCGTGCAGCTCGTCGAGCAGCACGCCGGTGGGCTTCACCCCGGTCAGGACCGTGGTGTCGAAAGCCTTGATCTCAAGGGTCGCCTTGGTCCTCCGGTCGGTGATCTTGCGCAGGTGCTCCTGCACATGCAGGCGCTTGCGCAGGAACCCGTCAGGGTCCTTGTCGACCATGCCCAGCGCCTGGCTGAACGCGATATGCGCCAGCGACACCGTCGGCGCCACCAGCAGGAACTCCGCTCGCGGACGCTGATTCATCAGCAGCGTCGTGACCATCAGCGCCGCTGCGTACGACGTCTTCGAGCTCTTCTTCGGCGCCAGCAAGAAGATCTCGCGAATCATCCGCTCGCGCGCGGAGAGATCGAACGACCCGTGCAGGGCGCCGACGATCTCCCGGAACCAATCAGCCCCAGCTTCGGCCAAGGCCGGTGCTCCGATGACGTCCGGCAGCCGAAGCTTGTTGAAGATTGCTACGGCCCGAGTGACCTCACCCTTGTCGAGGTGAGGCAGATCCGGCAGCAGGGATCGCCCCGTTCGGATGCGTTCCCGCCAATCCGGTACGGCCAGCGACCATGCAGCCATGCTAGTTGACCAGACGGCCCCACTCGTTGCCGTCTCCGGCAGTCAGCGCGTCACGCTCGGCAGCCTCCTTCTTGCCGAGAGGCTCTTCCGCCGGCGCCTTTGGCGCGTACTCCGACCAGCCTGCCCGCACCTTCAGCCAGAAGATCGCGGCCGACAGCCCTTCACGGGTAGGCTTGCATGCCATGGTGAAGAGGTTCTGCGCGACCTTGGCAGAGGCCTTGATGGCGCCCAGGTCGAGTTGGTCCTCATAGTGGAACCGCAGCGTCTTCGGGTCGATGCCGACCAGGCGGGCGATCTCGGCCTGAGGGATACCGAAACCGGAGAGCGACTCGACCAGCGTGCGCGTCTCGTCGGTCGGCACATGAGGGGGCCGGCCACGATTGGAGAGAGTCACGTGTTTGTCCTCAGATCAGAATTGCCGCCCGCCAACGCCGTTGGCGCTCACGGCGGACCAGAGCCACTTACTTTTCAACGATCTTCCAGAAGGAATCCTTCTTGACGACCTTTTCACCGCGAAACGTGTAGAAGTCGCATCCGCGTGCCTCGATCTTTTCGCCCGACCGCATGGTGCCGGTGATGGTCCATTGCGATATGCCCATATCGCCGTCGATAAAGTGGGCGTCATCGCCGTAATGCACATCGGGCATGCCTTCGAGGCGTCCCCTCAGGCCCTCGCGCACCGCCTCCTTGCCGACGTACCGCCGGCCCCACGGTTCGGGACCACGCGGCATTTCTAGGACCGCCTCGTCGGCAAAGAAACCCATGATACGATCCAGGTCGTGGGCATTGAATGCGTCGACCAGCGCCTTGAGCGCGCCGAGACTTGCCGGCATGTTGTTCCCCTTGGCTGACATTCCCGTGTGCAGACAGTAGCATTTCAACCGTCAGCCGAGAACATTCGTGCGACGGCTACTGCTCCGCTGTGTGAGCATGCTTGGCTATTTCTTGATGCTGCAAGATCTCAATCATATGAGCGAATGTGGCGGTCTCGAATTGCCTGTCGGGCGTGGGGCCACCGCCATAGCGCGCACCAGGCACACGTATCACGGCAGACTGCTTCGGCAATTCGACTGTCGCAAAGTATGCAATCAGCCGCCGATCCAGCGCGACGAGCGCATAAGCATCGAATTCGTTCGCTCGATACACACGTCCACCCCCGCGGCCAGCCCGGCGGATGGAAAAGAAGTAGGCGGGGGTCGCTCGGGCATTCGGCTGCGGATTCTTCGGATAAAAGGTCGACTTTACCTGCAAACGGATGAGCCGGGCGCCGATATCGACCACGAGATCGTAAGGCATACCCTGCGCAGTCGGGTAGGCCGCCCAGCCATCCAGCAAGAGATCGGCGCAAACCAGATGCTCTGCAGCTCTTCCCAGTTCCAGTTCACGGCCATTCTGCCGATCACTTTGGTTCCGCAGCTTCAGTCTGTCGTCGTGAGGTTTGCCGCGAAGCGGAGGATTCCAGCCTCCAAATAGCCATCCAGTGGGTTCGGTCACGATGGGAGTGACTCGCCGACAGGCACGCCTATGTGGCCAAATGGCAAATTCGAGTCTGAGTGATGGGCTTGCTGCTGGGTGAGTTGCTGCCAGCGGGAGACGATGACATCGACGTACTTCGGATCCAGTTCGATCAATCGAGCACGACGGCCCATACGCTCCGCTGCGACCATCGTTGTGCCCGACCCGCCGAACGGGTCCAGCACAATGTCTCGCGACTTCGACGAGTTGCGGATCGCTCGTTCTACCAATGCCACAGGCTTCATCGTCGGGTGAAGGTCGTTCTTTGCGGGCTTGTCGAAGAACCAGACATCGCCCTGGTCTCGGGCACCGCACCAGAAGTGGTCGGCGCCTTCCTTCCATCCATAAAGGATGGGCTCGTACTGACGCTGGTAGTCGGAGCGACCCAGAGTGAACGTGTTCTTGGCCCAGACCACGAAGGTAGACCACTTGCCGCCTGCCTCGCGGAACGCCTTCTGCAACGTGTCGAGTTCAGAAGATGACATGCAGATGTAGATCGCGCCCTTGGTAACGGCGAGCATGTTGGCGCTGGCTGCCTGAAGGAATGGGCCGAATCCATCTCCAAGGTTGTCGTTCAGGATCGGCCGGCTCTTGCCACGCTGCTTGTCGCCGGCGGAGTTCGCGTAGTTCACGTTGTATGGCGCGTCGCAGAAGCACATATCCGCCAGTTCGCCGTCGAGAAGCGTCTCGACGTCGGATCGGACCGTCGCATCGCCGCATAGGACGCGGTGCTCGCCGCAGATCCAGAGATCTCCAGGCCGGCTGATCGGCTCGGCAGGCGGCTCGGGCGCATCGTCGACGTCGCCGCCACCAGACACTTCGGGCAGCAGCTTGCCCAATTCGAGTTCGCCGAAGCCGGTCAGTCCGAGGTCGAATCCCATCCCCTTCAAATCGCCCAGTTCCACGGGCAGCAGCTCGGCATCCCATCCGGCATTCAGCGCCAGCTTGTTGTCGGCGATCACGTAAGCCCGCTTCTGGGCCTCCGACCAGCCGGTAGCGATCATGACTGGGACATCGGTGATGCCGAGGCTTTGTGCCGCCAGCACCCGACCGTGACCCGCTATGATCGTGCCGGCGTCGTCGACCAGCACCGGTACCGTCCAGCCCCATTCGCGGATGGACGCCGCGATCTGGGCGACCTGCTCGGGGCTGTGGGTCCGGGCGTTCCTCGCATACGGCACGAGTGCTGCCACCGCCCTTCGCTCCACGGCGTCGGCAGGCCAGCTCGGGCCGACCTCGGTCACAGGCCCGGCATTGCGGGCCGTACGGCGCGGCCTTGGCACCACTGCGGTCATTGTCGCCTTTCATGTGGGAGGGCCTTCAGTGCTTAGTTTACGCGACGGCAAAGCTGGTCGCCGACTGTCCAGGTCTATGCCCCGGGGGTATAGAGGGCCGCCCGACTGCACTATGCTTCGCGATGCTTGCATCTCTTTCAAATTCGTCATTTCGGCGCTACATTTAGGCCTGCCGCACCGTACCGATCGCCGTCTGGGCGATCGCAGAAGTTCATGTGTTGCGTCAGCGTAACCGCTTTCCACTGATCTCAGGATGGAGGCACACATGGCGGGACGTGATTGGCGAATCGATGCCAAGTATGTTGAATATTGCAGCTGCGACCTCGGCTGCCCTTGTGAATCGATGGCGGACCCGACCCAGGGATTTTGCACGGGACTGGTGGCATTCAAGATCGACAAAGGTTACTGCGAGAACGTAAGGCTCGACGGCCTCTCGGTCGTGGCAACGTTCTATTTTCCACGTGCCATCCATCACGGTCAGGGCGTGATGCAACCGATTATTGACGAGCGGGCAAACGAGGCGCAGCGCGAGGCGCTGTTCTACATTCTGTCCGGCGCCGACCAGAAGGCTGGCACGATGTTCCAGATCTTCTCGGCTATCGTCGAGACCATCAAGGACCCGCAGTTCACTCCGATTACATTTGATTGGGACCTGGCCAAACGCACCGCGCGTATTGAGGTGCCCGGCATCGTACGGGCAGGCAGCGAGCCGATTCGAAATCCGGTGACCAACGAGGAGCATCGCATTCTCACGGTGCTGCCAAACGGCTGGGTTTTTCACGAAGCTGAAGGCGCCGCCGGCTTCGCCAAGGGCACTGGAGCGATAAAGTTCGATCTCAACCGCCGGCACAGCTCACTAGCCAACGTCGCCTGGGGGCCGAATGGGCTAGTCCATTCTTACGAGGAGTATAAGCAGACATTCGGCCGGCCGTAGTAACGACCGCTCCCGATGATGCCGGAGGCGACTCCGTCGGCGCTCGAAGCCTTGTTGCGCCGCGACCGTATCGTTGTGGTGGCGGCACTGCTAGTCGTCATCGCGCTTTCCTGGTTCTGGGTCACGCTGGGGGCTGGCATGGAGATGACCGCGCTCGAGATGACGCGCATGTCCCGCGATATGGCGATGACTCCGGCCGTGTGGACACCCGCGTATGCTGCGCTGATGTTCTCCATGTGGTGGGTAATGATGGTGGCGATGATGCTACCAAGCGCGGCTCCAATCCTTCTAATCTACGCGCGTATCAGCCGCCGCGAGCGGGAGGCCAAACGGCCTTGGGCGCCAACCGGGACCTTCGCCGCCGGCTATCTGACGGTCTGGGCTGGCTTTAGCGCGATAGCGGCCGCCCTGCAGTGGGGACTGGAGGAAAGCGGACTTCTTTCTGCAATGATGGTGACGACAACGGCCTGGCTAGGCGCGGGGCTCCTGGTCGCTGCCGGGCTATGGCAGCTCGCACCGATCAAACAGGCTTGCCTACGCCAGTGCCGTTCTCCCGTCACCTTCCTCAGCGAGCACTGGCGCGATGGGAACCGCGGGGCGTTCCGTATGGGCTTGTTGCACGGTGGCTATTGCGTCGGATGTTGCTGGTTCTTGATGGCTCTGCTGTTCTTCGGGGGCGTTATGAACCTGTGGTGGATCGGCGGCCTCGCAGCCTACGTATTGATGGAAAAGCTGTTGCCGATGGGTCATTGGCTTGGCTACGCCGTAGGCGTCGGGCTGGTCGCTTGGGGCGGTTGGTTAGTGGTGGTCGCTTAGCGAATCGGCGCGTCGAACAGGTTTCTTTGGGCCTCTTAGCAATCACGTCTTCCTGAATCTGAAAGCCCGAAACAGGCGATTCTTTGGAGGTATTGGCACGCGGGAAAAATTCTCTGCGTGAGGCCCCGTGCGGTTGCCGCCCCAAAAAGCTCCAGGGATCAGAGGCCCCCCGGCCTCGCGGTTCGCCTCGCGCGTTCGGATGCAGTCTTCGCGGTATGGTGGGAGGCACACAGCAACCAGACGTTCGATCGGTCGAGCGGCGCGCCTCCGTCCTTCAGTTCAACGATGTGATCGACGTACATGCGTCGCTCGGAGCGACCGCAGCCTTGCGCCTCGCACCGACCGTTCGCCTCGCGTCGCACTCTGTCGCGCAACGCGATCCATTCCGGCGAAGAGTAGAAGGGCTCGGCGACCTTGGGCGGCAGGGCCGCCGTGCGCAGATCCACTATCCCGATGCGCGGCCTCAGCGTCGGCAATCCCATGATCGTGGTGCCTCGAAGATAGCAATCGAATGAAGGTCTGTTCGCTTGGCAGCAGCCGCAATTGGAGCGCTTATGCGGTCACCAAAGACGGAGATCCTCAATGAGCCGCACCGCCCTCGACGCTTACGTCGCAAAGAAGACCGAGATCGACGCCATGCTCGCGCGCCTCACCGCGCTGAGCGCAGACCACTTCAACGCCGCGCCTGACCGGGTCACCTGGGGCGACGTTGGCACGCTCGCCCACTACGCCGAGCTACTGAAGCGCATCACCGACAGCGCCTTCAACGAGGGCGAATACGCAGAGTAGTGCGCCGCTCCTTCAAGCCCCGACCGGTTTCACGCTGGCGGGGCTCTGGTCAGTAGGAGCCGCGGCGGTCGCGGCCCGGATGGCCGAGAGGTCCACGTCATGCCCAAGTCAATCGGCTCTACCATGACGCCGTACGAGATCGCAGCCGCGCTACGGCGCATGCGCGACGAAATCGACATGTTGCTCGCTTCCCTGCCTCCACAAGAGAAGGAGAACGACGAGTTGCTGGGCTTAAGCATGGGTGAGGCAGCATTGCGTGTCTTGGCACAGTCTCAACGGCCCTTGCGGGCGGCACAAATCTGGAAGCGCATGATCGCTCAAGGATATTCGAGCAAGAACGGCGATCGTTCGACCCTGGGCAGTGTGAGTTGGGCTCTTGCCTTGCGGCTTAAGCAGCACGGCGACATCGAAAAGGTGGCTCGCGGGATGTGGAGGGCGCATTCCCCCAGCGCCACCGCGAAAGAGGGCGAGCAGCCGAAGTAGCGCCTCACGGTCCTTTCAGCCCCGACCAGTTACGGCTGGCGGGGCTCTGGCCGGTAGGAGCCGCGACAGTCGCGGCACGATACCAACGGACCAGACCATGACCATCGAACTCAGCAAGACCCAGATCAAAGCCCTTCGGAGCGGCGCCGCTCACAACGAGGGCCACATCACTCTCCCGCCGACGCTGCGAGGTGGCGCTCGTCAGAAGGTTCTTACCAGCCTGATAGGCAACAAGCTCGCCGCCTACCGCACCGGCACGTTGGTGATCACTCCAGCAGGCATGGCCGCGATCGGTGCCGCGAACGTCACGGACATCCCCGCCAAGGCAGGTAAGAAGACCAAGCCGGTCGACGTGGACAAGCCGGCCAGGGCGGCCCGCGCCAACACCAAGCAAGCCAAGCTGATCGAGATGCTACGCCGAGCCGAGGGCGCCACCGTCGACGAAATCGTGAAGGCGCTCGATTGGCAAGCGCACACGGTGCGCGGGGCCATCGCCGGGGCTCTGAAGAAGAAGCTCGGGCTCAAGGTCGAGTCCGAGAAGTCCGATGCCGAACGTGGACGGGTGTACCGCATCACCGAATAGCATCGGTCGATCAGCAAGCCGGTGGTCACGTCGATCGCGTGGTCACCGGCTTTTGCGTTCTAGGTTTGTTGTTGCCCGCGATGCACATGCCTCTCGCGAGAGTGGTCAAATACATAGCCGATTCCGTCGAATCGACATGGTCCTAAAGTGTCTGCAAACGCGATTTTCCAAGCGGGCATCATTTAGGTCGGCAGACTACAACAGCGCTGCGCCTGCTTTGCTTTGACGCGAGTAATCACCGCCCGCCGCCCCATGCGGCTTACACCACCCCGACCATTCAGCCTCCATGCGATCAGGCACAAGCCGTAGAGCCAGTGTTCATGAGCCGCTGCCCGTTCGAGGCCGATAGTCCAACAGACCTCCTTCCAGCGCTTTCCGCTGGCCCGTAGCCAGACGATCTTGGCGTCGACGGGCTCGAGCCACGGCATCCAGCAGAGTGCGGCCTCCATCCTGCTGATGGCCGCGGCAGACGGTGGCGGCAATCGCATCGGCTCCGGCGTCTGCCCTACCAAATCGCTGAACTCGACGAACATCTGGGGCCAAGTGCTGAAGTACCCCTGCCCTCGCTCGGCGGGAAGGCGCCGCAACACCATAGCAGCCTCGACCAAGCGCTCCTCGACTACCTCTGGCGTCCAGTCATTCATGGCGGGCCTCTTGGTGCTTAGGCTTCCCGCCGTATAGCTTGTCGCCGAGCTGACGGATCAGCTCACGTTCGGGCCAGGTCAACCGCTCGTCGTTGGCATCGATCACCAGCACGCCCTGGGTCTGCCAGCCGGTGCGCTTGATGTCCTCGGG